AGAGATGCAACAAGACGCATTCGATACTTACCAGCAAGCGTGTGAGGATAATCTTAGAGAGTTATGACAGCAGAACTTAGAGCGCAGCAAATGATTAACGATCATGGATTAGTTGAAGCTATGATTAAGTGCAAGAAGATTTTAGCGGTGGTCCATGAGAATGTAGAACTTGATCCAACAGAAGCAAATTCAAATCTTTTGAATTATTGGGTTGATGTTATGAATTTTTTACTTACATTAGTTGCGTGAACAAAGAAGAGATTGACCTATATTTTCAAACGAACTGGAATGAAATCCAATCCGTAGTTAAAGTCAACTCTTCTAAATGTGCTACTATTAACGTGTCAGATATAACCACAGAAATATATTTAACGTGTATAAACAGAGCCGCTAAGATTCCAAATGAAAGGAGTTTAGGCGGCTTTATTCGTATGGTATCGTCTAATACTTACAAATGGAATAATTCAGAATTTAATATAAATAATAAGATTCTCGCAAACGAATTGCTAAATGATAACATATATATGGAGGATGATGAAGTTGTAGATAACCATTATCAAAATAGGTTATACGCTATCGAGATGTACAGGTTAAACGCTGAGCCACATGAGTTGAGATTCTTGGATATTTATCTAGTCAAGAAGATTACAACTGTTCGAGGATTGGTAAAGCATCTAAACATTTCTCATCATGGAGCTTATACAATAATAAAGGATTTTAAACGTAAATTGAAAGAATATGAAAGGCAAGCAGAAATTGATTAAAAAACTGAAAGCAGTTAAAAAAGTTGATCCAAAAAATGTTGATTTGACAAAGTTAAAATTGAGTGAATTAAGAAAATTATTCCCACATATCAAAGCAATATCAGCAAAGGAATTTTTAGAAGAACTAGCAAAGGAGAAAGAGAAAGATGTACAAGCTAAAGATTAAACAAGGCGAGAATACCATCATCAGAAAGCGTGGTGGATTCCAAGAAACGATTGTTGGAGGTTATTTCTATACTCAGGAGAAACTAGAGAAACTTTATAACGATGGTCATAAGAACTTAGTTAGTTATACTAAACCAAAGAAAGTGGAGGAGGATAATGAACAATGAAATATTTGAAAGTATTTGTACTGATATAGAAGAAACTTGGGAGGGCTTAGCTACTATATGCAAACGTTATGGATTTAATTCAAGAACGCCTTTTAATAATTTTAAGAAGGATAACGTGGAGCTTGAAAACAGATACGCGCGCGCAAGAGAATGTCAACTTGATTATTTAGAAGAGTTGCTTCGTGAGGTTTCTTTTAATGAGTTTGAAGACAAAGAAGTGATTGATAAGGTAAACATTGGTAGTAACTCTATTGCAAGAGATAGGCTAAAAGCTGATACATTAAAGTTTATTTTAGGCAAGTTACGTTCTAATAAATGGGGGCAAAAGATTGAAGTTACTAATATTGGCGAACCACGAATATTTAACTTATGACCGACCGAGAAATGATTGCAGAAGTTAAAGAAGAGCTAGAGGTTAGATTTATGCCTACTAGATTAAAGATTGATAAACTAGCTTCTATTCAATCATTACTTACTTTAACCAAGCCAGTACTAAACGGATTCACTGATGAACAAAAATGGGAGTCAGTTTGGGATGATAACGAAATGTTAGCTATCAAAGAAAAGATTTTAATTATCATTAGAGACTTATAATGCCATTTGAGGTTACCACATCTTTAAGAAAAATGCTTGATATGAAAGCCCGTAAAAAGGTTATTCAGGGAGCTACATCTAGTGGTAAAACTTATGGTATCATTCCAATTATTTATGATAAATGTTTAGCAACACCAAGACTTAAAGTTACGGTAGTCGCTGAAACACTCCCAGCAGTTAAAGAAGGATGTGTTGATATATTCAAGAACTTCATGATGGATGAAGGGAGGTGGGTGGATGAACAATGGAACGCAACTGAGTTAGTTTATACGTCTCTAAACAAATCAAAGATACAGTTTAAGTCATTCGATTCAGTAGGTAAAGCAAAGGCAGCTGGTAAACGAGATATATTATTCTTGAATGAAGGTAATCACATTCCTTATCCTATTGCAGATGCTTTAATAATTAGATCGCAGGAAGTTTGGATAGACTTCAATGCTGATAGTGAATTTTGGGCGCATACTGAAATCCTACAGCAACCTAACAGCGAGTTTTTAAAACTGACTTACTTAGACAACGAAGCTATACCAAGTCCAACTTTAGAGGATTTGCTCTATAAGAAGATGAAAGCTGAGCAAGAAGATGCAAGAGGACAGCGAGGCTATTGGTGGAATTGGTGGCAAGTTTATGGATTAGGCGAGATTGGAAACCTTCAGGGGGTTGTATTCAATAATTGGTCGCAAGTAGATAAGATTCCAGAACACGCCAAGTTGTTAGGATACGGACTCGATTACGGTTATCGTAACGATCCAACTGCATTAGTGGCTATCTATTACGCTGATAACATTTACTACCTAGATGAATTGATTTATCAAACAGGGTTACTTAACCAAGCCATTTCTAACAAGATGATTGAATTAGGTGTTGACCGTTACACAACGATTACAGGAGATAGTGCTGAGATGAAATCAAACGATGAGCTGCAAACTTTAGGGTGGCGAATGCAGGATGCAAAGAAGGGAGCTGATTCAATTGTGTATGGTGTAAGTAGGATGCAAGAATTAGATTTGAGGGTAACGTCAAGAAGTCTAAATCTTATCAATGAGTTTCGTAAATATACTTGGGCAACTGATAGGGATGGTAACGCAACTAATAAACCGATTGATAATTATAACCATGCTATTGACGCGATACGTTACTATTTCCAAACAAATACATTCAGCCCTGATGCACCACGTTTTTTTGTTTAACAAACTTATTTTTTCTACATATAAAGTATGGCAACTCAGAATGATGTATGGAGGCGAATAGGTACAGCAACTAGAGTATTCAATACTGAGATAAAGAAAGAAATCATTAGACAGCACGCAGTAGATACTGGTTTGATGAAGAATGTAACTAGGGTTGTTAGAGTGAAATGGGATGTAATGAGCAACGATATACAACTAGAAATAGATGGAAATAGAGCTTTTTATTATATCTACGTTGATGAGGGTTACAGTAGAAAATGGAAAGGTGGCAAGGTTAAACGTGATTTGACTAAGGCATTTATGAAGCGTGAGAAAGTACTGGACCAAATAGAAAAGATAGCAGCGATTAGCATGGAATACCAAATAGATCAAACATTTAGATAATGGCAGTAACAACATTAGCAACACCACAGTTTTTAACACCTTCTTACAATCCGATGTACTTTTATTTTAATAGTACTGTAAGCAGTCAATTAGGATTTAGATACATTATAACCGTAACCAATGATACAACTTCTGAGGTGATTGGAACGTATAAGCTCAAGCCTATTCCAAGTACTTTGTATGGTGAGATTGATATAGCTAAATTAGTACAAACACAATTGTATAATGACTTTAGACAGCTGACTTCTTATATCGCAGATGGTCACCAAGTAAGTTATACAGTTACAGTTGACGAAAGCTACTATGTTAATTTAGCTTTCACAGATTACGGGTTCGCTGGTGCAGCAACTTGGGCTAACTTCTCAAATCCTTCAATCAATCCAAACGGATTTAGTCGAACAATGTTAGCTCAGGCAACAGCTCCGATATATTCAGCTGGTGATGTTATTCTAGTTGAACAAACTCCTAGCGCAAACTTTCGACCTGAGTTAGATGGCATACATACGGTGTTAGATGTGTTTCTTTCGGGGGGTGTTTACTATACAGTTTTAGATTTGGGATGGATTGGATCAGGTGGAGTAAGTGCTGGTGTATCTTCATTTGCAGATGGTCAAAAAACAACTGTAAGCGGAATTACAACAAGCGTTAAAAAAGCCTATAAAGGTGCGTTTGGATTTATGACGTTCAAAGGATACGTTGATGTTACATATATTTGCGATGCTGATTGGAAGAAATTTTTAACAACGATCGATGATAAAAATCAAATCAGAATAAGTCGCCAAAAGTCAACTTGGCTTAGTTGTTACTTGGATAATGCCGCAACACATAACGTGGTGTTTAATATCAATGGAACGCTTTATAGATACCCATTAACATCAATGGGTGATAATGTAGTTTTATTTGATGCGCTTCCAAGTGATTTAATAATCACAGAAGAATTTTCAGGTACTTGGATTCCATTTGTCGGAACAATTGATTTAACAAACGTAACAAGCTATACTGTACAAATTAGAGAGGATGATGATACTCTAAAGTCAGAAGAGAAAACAATCAATCTTTATTCAGAATGTGATGGGCATACAACTTATGATATTTGCTTTCTTGATCGTTTAGGTAGTTGGATTACTATACCATTTTACAAAGGTAGTTACATGAATCAAGCTGTACAACGTGATGATATTAGAAAGAAGTACGGTAACTTAGATGGTGAAAGTTGGACTTATAACACAACAGATACAGGAGACGAAACCTACCATGTTGAAGAGACGATAAGCTATACAGTCAACACTGGTATTCTTTCGGAGGCTGAGTGTCAGTTCATGCGAGAATTATTATCTACACCTCAGGCGTATGTAAGTATTAATGGAAACGATTTCCAATCTATTAAGATAACAAGCGCATCAATGCCTTTACACCTTAAAAGAACTACAAGAGACAGAAAAGTTAACCTAGTATTCACGATGGCTGTACAAGACGAAATTAACGGATAATGACGAGGATACAACTAGAAACGGGCTTTATTGATTTACCAATCGGAACTGATTTCCCTATTGATTTGTCATTCGCTGAAATAACAAAATCAGGAGCGAGAACTGGTGGAGCTTCACGATCACTTGAGGTGGATGGTACAGAAAACAACACTACTATTTTAGGCGCACTATTCGATATTGATTTAAGCAATGATACGTTTAACCGAAACAAGAAAACAATAGCATCTGTTATACAGAATGGTGTTGAAGTGTTTGAGGGGTTTATTCAGTTACTAGAGATTATCAGAGTTAATCGAGTTCGTGGAACAAATCACAAGCTAGTTAAGTATAAGATAAACGTATTTGACGAGGTTAGTAATTTCTTTAATGAGATGGGCGACAAGGAACTTACTGAGCTTTCATTCCCTGAGTTAAGCCATGTTTTTAATCGAGCTAATATAATAGCTAGTTGGTCGAATACAAGCGGTTACACATATCCACAATACGCAAAGAGTGATAACATCTACACGCTCAGAGATTTCAAGCCAGCGATATACGAATGGGAATACTTTAAAAAGATATTCGCTACAAATGGCTATACTTTTACCTTTGATGAATACAACGAAGATACGATACAAATGGATAAGCGTATTATTCCTTTCAATGGTAAACAAGGAGATGATACAATAGGAGCTTTCTTAAAACAGAATTATTCTGTACGTGGTGAAATGGCTTCGGCTAACTACATTATAGATAATACAAGCAATCCAACTTATCCTATCGGATGGCTTCCGATGTTGGATTATCTGAGTGCTGTAAGTGTAAACAATTACGCTGCCGCTGCTAACTCTAAAATAGACCTATCATCTATATTTGAAGATGCTCAAGGTCAATGGTCGACAGTAAATAATGACCTGACTAACTTAAGCGGTCAAGGTCGAAACTTTCAAATCTTAACTAACTATGATTATAATATTCAAGTACGAGCGCAAGGTGGAGCGAGTTGGAATGCGTTTGGTGGTTTAGGGAGTGGCTTGAATAGATGCGATATTAAAATTTGTTTAGTTGCTCAGTCAACAACGAATGTTAATAAAATTGCGTTTATTGATGCTGGTCAAACAGCTATATCATTTGGTACAGGTACAACTTCATTCGCTGCGGGTTATCAACCTTTAGCAAGTGGAAACAATGCCTCGTTTGCTAACATTGGAATATTTGATGCAAACGAAAAATTTGATGTTCACGCTTTAATATTTGGTAGATACTTCACATCAACAGGTGTTCAAGTTGGTAACACTCCAGAGTATACATTAATGAGTTCGTTAAGTGTTGACAGTTTGTCGGGTGGTTTGCCAGTTCGGTTTTTAGATACTTCAAGCGGCTTCCCAGTACGATTAGAATTTGATATTGATATTACCAATCTACAATTTAGAGCCATTCCTGATATTACTGAATTAATTAACGGTACAAATGTAGATGTGAACGCTTTTATACCAAAGAAGATAAAGCAAAGAGATCTAATTTCTGCTGTATCAAAAAGCTATAATTTACTATTTACACCTGATCCTGATAATGAAACAAATATAATTATTAAGACTAGAGATAAATATTACAACGATGGTTTAGAATGGGACTGGACTGAGAAGTTTGACGAGTCACAACCTAACTCAATAACCTTTCTTAACAACGATGTAAAGCAACGTCAAGAGTATAAATATAAGGACGATAAGGATTCTTTAAACGCAGCTTACCAAGCTGAATTTGTTGAGACTTATGGACAGTCAACATTGATACTTGACAATGAATACACAGTTGGAACGGATAAAAGAGAGATAATGTATTCACCAACTCCGAGCGTAGGGAGTGGTATTAACATTCCTTTACCTTCAATCAATGGAGTTAATCCTGATTGTAATATTCGTGTATTACTTCATAACGGAGTAGGCACAGTATCTCAATATCCATTCTACGATGATTTACTACCTAATCCAAATCTAGTTGCTCAGGTAACTGATTACAATCAAACGTCAATGTTTGACAATGATTTGATACCTAACTTTAGTATCTGTTACGATTCACCTAATATATTATTCCATTCATTTCAGCAAGGACAAACAACTAACTATTTATACAACTTACACCACCAACAAGAGCTTACAACAATCAATGAAGGCAAACGCTTGACTGGTTACTTCAACTTAACGGAGGCGGATTTTCAGAAGCTATCAAAGACCTTGGATTGGAAGATTTACATTCAGGATAACGGATGGTTTTTTGTATCAAAGATATACGGTTATAACTCAGGTAAACGAACTATCACTAAAGTTGATTTAATTACAGCAGATGAAAAGTTGCGATTGAAATACAAGCGACCATTTAGACCGTTTGGAGGTACAACTGTTTCGTTTAGTGGTGTAGTTAATAAACACTTTAATACGGTGGATAGCGACACTAATATAAGACTAGGCAATGATATTTTAATCAATGGAAAGTATAACCTAGCAATAGGTGAACGCATTAAAATACAAGGGGATGTGAATACTGTTCGAGCAAGTGATGTGCAAATAATGGGATCTATTAATAACGTTCCTGTTGGATTAAATGGTACTAAAGTAATCGGTGACCAAACAACGCCAAGTCGAAGCGGTGTTTATGTAGGTGGTGTAATTAGCGAAGGTATTTCACTTAGAGCTGTGAGCGGAAATTATACGGTGAAATTAGAAGATGAAATAGTAATAGAAGATACAGCAGCGACAACTATTACACTTTTAGATTCAACTTTGTTCAAGACTAAAGGCGGTAAAAGATACACTATTAAAAATACAAGTGCTGGGAATATAAGCGTAACAAGTCCTAATTTAATTGATGGAATCGTAACGCAAACATTAACACCGAATCAAAGCATAACAGTTATTTCAGACGCTACTAATTGGATAATAATATAAGACATGGCAGATAACACAATTAAAATAAATGTAGAAGTTGACGATAGACCAGTTAAAAGTCTAAAGGCTGAACTAAGGGAAACAATCCAACAACTTCAACAAACTGAATTAGGTACTGAAGCGTTTGATAAACTCAATCAAAAAGCAGCTGCACTAAAGGACAGAATGGCTGAAGTGAATGAGCAAGTAGCTGTATTCGCCACGGGTTCCAAGTACGAGCAAGTCAGTAACTCTTTAGGTGAGATTGGTGCTGGTTTAAGAGATATGGACTTCGACCGAGTTACGAATGGTGCTAAACTATTTGCTCAAACTTCTAAGTCAATTACATTTAAAGATGCGATAGGTTCGTTAAAACAAATGGGTTCGGCTTTCGTTTCGATTGGTAAAACAATCTTAACAAATCCTTTGTTCTTAATCGTTGCGGTTGTTGGTGCTATTATAGCAGCTGTGATTGCTTTACTCGATGAATTAGGAATACTAAAGGTAATATTCAAAGCGGTTGGTGATGCGATTGGTTGGGTTATTCAACAACTTAAAGACTTTTTAGACTGGATTGGATTAACTGATTATGCAGCTGAAGAAAGCGCAGCTAAACAAGCTGAAGCACAAGAAAAGATTGCACAAAGCCACGCAGATAAAAGAGCAAAGGTTACAGATGCTTATGACCATGAGATTAGATTGGCTCAAATAGCTGGTGAGAATACTGTTGAAATGGAGCGACAAAAACAGTATGCTATCATTGAAACGTCAAGAGAAGAAATTGCAGCTTTACGTCTTAAAATGGAATCGTTAAAAATTGCGGGTACATTAACAAAGGAAAAGTCAGACGAGATTCGAGCAGCCATAACCGAGTTAAAGACGGGTATTCGTGAAGCAAGTCAAGAAATACAAGTTATCAATGCAACTGAGGTAGCGGATAACAACGCAGCAAACGAAAAGAAAGCAGCGGACAATAAAGCAGCAGCAGAGAAAAGAGCAGCGCAAAGAAAGCAAGAGAAAGCCGACAGATTGGCAGCATTAAGAGCTATCCAAGACGCTGAAACTGAATTAATAAAAGATGCACAATTAAAAGAATACGAAGAGAATAGAATAAAATATGAGCGTTTAATTGCTGACACTTTAGCTAATGAGAAACTACTTCAAACAGAAAAGGATAAGTTAGCATTTGCACTTAAGCAGCAACAGTTAGCAGCTGAGTTAGCATTGGATAAAAAGTATTTAGATGAGAAAGCGGCACTAGAGAAAGAAGCCGCAGATAAGAAAGCCGAGTTAGCCGAAACACAAAAACAAGCTGTTATAGCTGGGGCTGAAGAAATGGCTAAAAAGAATCAAGAAATTGCAGCAAAAGAAGTTGAAGAGGCAGCAAAAGCAGCAGAGCAAAAAGCAACTATTGAGCAGCAGTATAGAGATTCAGTTGTCGCATTATCTGAGGGTATATTTGCAATTTCAAACAGTCTAGGTAAACAAGACGAAAAGTCAAAAGAGGAAAGAGCAAAGAGACAATTCAACATTCAAAAAGCCATGAATTTAGCAATGGCTGTTATTGATGGTCATAAGGCAATTACAGCTTCTTTGGCTCAAGCACCTATTGCAATTGGTGCTGTACCAAGTCCAGCGGGTATTGCTTCGTTAACATTTGCTATTGCCACAACAGCGGCTAATATTGCAAAGATAGCTTCGGCTAGATATGGCGGTGGCGGTGGCGGTGGTGGAGGTGCAACTGCTCCAAGTGCTGGAGGCGGTGGAGGTGCTATGCCTTCAATGGGTGGAATGCAACAAGGTTCACAAACACCACAAATGAACCTTAACAATTCACAAGCACAAACAGCACAAAGCAATTCAAAGCGTGACAAAGTTATGGTAGTAGATTATCATGATATACAAAATAAGGGTAATGAATTGCAAATGATGAATAATAAAGTTACTTTAGCGTAATGAAAGAATTTAAAATAAAAGGTAATGACTACCAACTGCGCAACCTTGGGAGTGAGGTTACGCTGAATGAACTAGCTAAAATTAGTGCTATACTAGAAAAGGAAGGCGACAAAGACCACACAGAACGATGGCTTGAGGTTTTGTCTATTCTTGGAAGTAAAGAATTAGTAGAGGTGATTCCGTTAAAACTATTCGGCGAGGCAATCCAATCCGTTCAAATTACTGAGGTAAAGAATGAAATACAACCTACCTTTGAAGTGAACGGTAGAGAATACGCTTGCGAGTTAGAAGATGGTAAACTTTACCTATCAGCTCAGGACATAGCTAAAATAGAAAACCTAGCTCGTAAAGGTGGAGCATGGGGAAACAAAGCGTTTGCAGTTGTTTACAAAGATACTCAGCTAACAAAGACAGAACATTATACGGATGCTCATATTGACCACAAAGCAAATCTATTTGGTGACTTTGTAACAGCTGATATTGCAAGCCCAGTGATATTTGATTTGTCTAAACAATACGTTGAGCATGTACAAATGTTGATTGATGCTGCTGACAAGACAGTATAAAGAAATAAACTCCGAAACTTTAGAAGGTGTATTTGATAAGATGATACACCTTGTTTCAATTGTTGATGATTTAGATCCTTTAGACGTACAAGAATGGAGGGTAAATAAGTTAGTAAATGCTTACTCAGTAGCTCAAACAAAAGTAAAAATATCAGATAGGCATTCAGAAAATATAACCATTGATAACGTTACTTTAAAGTTACAATCGTTCAGCACGTTAACACTTCGACAATTCATTAATTTAGAGGATTACGTTTCTAAAGGATTCACTCAAAATATTTCACATATAGCTGCAACAATTTACCTTGCTGAAAGTGGTGGCGGTATGTACGATGTAATTACGGAGGACTATAAGAATGTCAATGTAGACTATCGAAGTCAGTTAATTGATGAATTACCAATCAATCAAATTTTAGGAGCTTGTAAAAAGTACAATAAATTCAGAGAAACTTTTTTTAATTCCTATGAATTATTTAGTGATCCTTACGCTGATGTTAAAGTTGAAGAACTTAACGAAGAGGAGAAAGCTGAATTTGAATTAGAAATGAAAACAAGGGCAAAGCAAGGTGATAACCAGTGGATGGTTGTTTTAAATATGCTTGCTGATTTCGATATTACAAAATTTAACGATGTGCTAGACCAAAATTTATACCTAGCATTTAACCAATTATCTTATATAAAATCGAACAAATAAGTTTTTTCTACATATATAGTTGTATGTCAGAAATTGCGACTTATTACGTTACGTTAAAACCAATTCGAGAGGGTGCTATGCCAGCTTTCGGTTGGAAGAATATAGCCTATGTAAACGATCCTGCGATTGAAGAGGTCGGTGTATATTTAAACGCACACGATCCAAGAATAGTTGCTGATGAATTAGTACAAGGTAAAATATTAGAGTATCTTAAAACGGTTGGAATTGTAAAGCCAAGCCATTGGATTGAAGTAACTGAAGAGGAATATCTTTCAAAGCGTGAAATAAATCTAGGTGTTGAAGATTCTGAAAGCTACAACGATTTTCAAAAGAAAGGTGGAGGCGGTCAATGGCTAGTTCGTTATGAATATAAAGGACCAAATGACGATAAGACTAGATCATTTTGTGCTGAAGTTTTATCTTTAGGTAGACTTTATACTGAAGAAGAAATCACAAACGGTTTATCAAATCCTGAGTTTGGTAACTATTCAATCTTCGATTACAAAGGATCGTATGGTTGTCGCCATGTCTGGAAGCGTCAAATATATTTTGAAGATTACGAAGATGATGAAGTTAGGCGTGTTGGATTCGTGCCGCAAGTTGTAGCTAGGTTAGATGATCGTATGGCTACAACTCTAAACGCTTACTTATCTAAGGATGAGTTAATGCAAGTTTGCGCTCCTTTACTTGTTCCGGACAAAGATATATTCCGAGATGATGAGATAGGTCGATACAATATGCGTTTCTCTTCTGAGACAATTAGAGAGATGCATGAGATTGCATTATCAAACGGCACACTAGAGAAAGATGATTTATTTAAAGATACGCATAAGGGCGGTGTAGCACCTTCGTATGTTTTAGATAGTTGGATTTCAGAAAGTGCAGAAGATAAGGCATACACTCAATATGGATTCGACCAAAGCGCATTACCATTCGGAACGCTGTTCGTTTTATCTCAAGTAACTGATAAGGGCTATTGGGAGAATGAAATCAAAGCAAATAAGAAACACGCATACTCAATAGAAGCATTAATAAATTTATCAATAATTAAACTATCAAAAATGGAGAAAGAACAAATCTTACTTCCTGATGGCGAACACTTAATTAACGGTACAATCTACGTTGTAAAAGATGGCGTAGTTATCGAAAAGAAAGAGGTTACAGCTGAACAAGAAGAAGTAATTGAGGAAGTTGCAGCAGCAACACCTGAAGTAATGGCAGATGTGCCAGTCGAAGAAATCGTAACACCGACTGCGGTTGTAGAAGAAGTTGCACCAGTTGTTGAAGATGACAGATTGGCTAAACTAGAAGCAGCTCAAGAAAGTTTGATGAGTGAAATCGCAAAGTTAAAAAGTGAATTAGAAGCACCATTATTAGAGGAGCTTCCAGTAGAGATGTCAGATAATCGACCAATGTGGAGACGTATTTCAGACAGTATAAACACAATTAAAAACCAAAAATAAAATGAGTAAAGTAAACGAATTGTCGGTAAAATTATACGGACAAACAATTAATCTTTCTAAGGAAGATTTCAAGAACGCAAAGAAAGCGTTTTTTGATCCAACAACAGTTGAAGGTAAAGCTATTGAAATGGCTATGACTGTAGATGCGTCAGCAGATTACACAACAAACGCTACTGAGTACTTCCGTAGAGCAATGATTGGAGACGAGAAAACTCGTTCAAAGTTCCGTCAGTTGTTAGGAGTTAAGGATCGTGTTAACTTGGGTGGTGTTGATGTAACTAATGTTACTATCAAAGCTGGTTCATGTGATCCTAATTTTGATAACACAGAGATTTCACAAAAAGAATATGAGGTTAAGCCTTTAATGTATTCAACTATCTTTTGTGTTGCTTCTTTGGAAGAGTCTTTTGTATCTGACCAATTGGCTAGAGGTTCAAACGAGTTCAATCAGAACTTCGCTTTTATGAATTTCTTTTTTGACAAATTAGCTGAAGAGTTAACTGAGCAAATGGAAATCATCACATTTACAGGAACAATTGCTGCGAATGGTGTTGATGGATTGGAGACGTTAATGACTGCTGATTTAAACGTAATTAAACCAACAGCTGGTAATGGTGGTGTAGCTTCAGCTATCACAGATGCAAACGTAATTGACAAATTAAAGCAAGCTCGTAACGTATTGCCTAAAGGTGTAAGACGTAGAAAAGATTTCGTTTATATCGTTTCAACAAACGTTTACGATGCTTTAGCTGATGCTGTTGCAGATAACAAAGCGAGTGGATTGTACTACATTGAGAATGTTACTTTAACTTTCCAAGGTACACCAGTTTACCGAGCTGATGGTGCTTCTGATAACGTAATCATTGCTACTTATTGGAATAACTTGGTTAACATCATGGACCTTATGGATGAAGAGTTAGGATTCAACATTGTTGATTTCATGAAAACAACTTTATCTCGTAAGATTGGTGTTCGTGTTGATTTCAAATTCCAACCTTCATATACAAACGCTGAAGAGATTTACTTCCATACATTCTAATTAACGGAGGGTGTAAAAGCCCTCCTATTTTTTTAATCATTTAATATAGAAAGATATGGCAATTTGTAGCCCATTAGTGGGAATACCTAAAGACTGCGGGGACAATAACCTCGGAGCAATTAAACGTGCGCTTATCGGATCGTTTGAAGATGTAACGGGTTTAACCGTAACAGCAACGAATAACCCAGATACCGATGGCGAAGTAACAGCAATCACTAGAACGGTTGGTACTAAATTTGAAGATTTCCCTTTAACAAAAGATACTTCAATGTTTAGTCAAGATTGGAGCGGTGATTTAGTAGCTGATACACATTCTTATACTCAAAGTATTGAGTTAGGATTTAGAAGAATTGATTTAAGAAAGCGTAACGCTATCAGCTTACTTGCTGCTGGTCGAAGAGATTTGATTGCAGTTGTTCAAGATAATAACGATGATTGGTGGATGCTTGGAAGTGACCAAGGATTGAGATTATCGGCAAACTCAGCAGCAACTAATAATACACGTGCAGCTGGTCAACAGATGCCTGTTACATTGACTTCAGAAAATGAACGTCATATGTTATACGCAGTTGATAGCGCAATTGTTGAAGCTTTGCTTATCGCAGCAGTTTAAAATTAATTTGCATGAAAATGAGGGGTTTGTCAAACAAGCCCCTTTTTTTGTACATATAAAGTAATGAGTAATTTTGTCATAGAAAAAAATACAGTTAACAATATTTGTGTCACTTTGTCGGAGCGTTCACAATTACTCGATCCGTACTACTTAATAGTGTTTACAAATAAGTTTGATTTAGATGGACCAACTACTAGCTGTTCACTTCAGGCTACATCAAACATTCGATACGATTTAATTGTCATAACTGAAACAACTAATGCAGTAGGTTTGGATGGCGAGGTTTATTTAATTGAAGGCGAATGGTCATATAGTGTATATGAAAGTGCGCTGCCTACGTTGGATGTTGAAGATACTACGGGCAGGATTTTACAAAAAGGTTTTATTGTTGTTACAACACAAATAGGAAATTAATATGGGATGGTTTAGTAAGGATGTAATACCAACACCAAAGGTAGAGAATAAAGAATTAGAATGTTTCCGGACAATCAATACTGAGGGGTTAGATTTATCGCAGCCTTTAGTCGATGATTACGTTAACAGAACTGGAGGCGTTTGGTTTGGTGAATCAAATCTTTATCCTCAGATTTTAAACCAATTATACATAAGCGCACCAATGCATCAAGCGTGCTGTAACTTTAAGAAGTACAGCGTAATTGGAAATGGTTACGAATGGAATGATTACGATTCTTTAGATGTTGCTGAGAAGATAGCTATTAAGCAATTTGAAACGATGTCGAAGTTAAAAAAGTCTAGTGAAAATATAGTGCTAGATTTCGTTAAACATGGTCTAGTAATTGCGATTATTCACTATTCTAATCAATACAAAAAATATACACATTTCAAGTTAATTGATCCTGAGAATATCAGAAATTCACAAGTCGGATTGTTTAACGATACACCTGCAAACTATTTCTATTCAAGAGATTGGACACGTTCAACAGGTCAATTAATATTTACACCTTATAAAATAGGTAATACAGACGAGTGGCAAGTTTTAGAGCTTAAAAATTCAGTCGGTGGATTCAGAGCATACGGAATGCCTGATTGGGTATCTTCAGCAAATTGGCAAAAGGTCGGAGCTGATATTGCTTTGCTTCATAAATCGGCAATAGAAAACGGAATACAACCGAGTGTAATCTACAAATATCCTTACATCATGTCACCCGATGAGCGAGATGTTTGGACTGCGGGAATGCGACAAAATGCAAAAGGTGCTAAGAACTACGGGCGTGCTATGAAGGTCGAAGCAAACGGTAAAGATAATTTGCCCGATGTTGAAGTTGTAAGCACAACAGACAATCACGCTTTATTCGAGCAAACGAGTAAGGAATATAAAGAAGAGGTTGCAATATCACACAACTTGAATCCAGCTTTAATGGGTGTAAGAGTTGCTGGTAGTTTGGGAGCGACTGAAGAGATTGAGTTTTCAGCTGAACAGTTCAAGAAGTTATGGGTTAATTCTAACCGAGAAACTATACAAGACTATCTTAACGAACTTGCTACTATTTGCGGTGTACCTTGTGAGTTAACTATTAATGAAACGGATATACTTACACTAAAGGAAGCAATTAAAGAAGGTGTACAAGTTGAGCAATTAAGCGCAGAAGGTACTCCACAAGTTAACGATAATCTTAAAGGACTAAGCGCAAAGGATAACATGGATATGATGCGAATCATGAGAGATTTTTCAAAAGGCAGATTAGCTGAGCCTTTAGCACGAACAAGACTAGCAGCATACGGAATAGACCAAGATACTATAAACCAATTACTCGCAGCAGAATGATATACTTTGTTACAGAAGCCTTTATAAAGGACAAAACACATATAACTCAAAACGTAGATGCAAAGGACTTAGCACCTTACATACCTATGAGCGTAAAAGTTTATATCGAGCCAATTCTAGGTTATACGTTTACTCAGGATTTACTAGTCAAATTTAACGCTGGTACAACCAATGCACTAGAGGATGAGTTAATAGACTTCGTGAAATATACAACAGCTTTTTATGCTGCTTATGACGCAGCTCCAAATCTTTCGTTTAGAATAAGTAACAAAGGTGTACAATCACAAAGTGGGGATTATTCAGCAAGTGAGGGGATTCAAGCTGTTGAGTATATTAGAACTAATATCTTGAAGTTTGCAAAGGTACATGAGGGAAATCTGAGAGAATTTTTACAACTTAATAAAGATAATTTCCCACTTTACAAAGACCCAACAAACAAAGAAATCACAGCTCCTGATGGTGAGCGTAATTTTAGAAGCGATACAGTATGGCTATAAACACACTTGTTACAATTAAGGATTCAATCACAGCGTTTGCTGATGGTCATGGACAGTTACAAGGGCGTGTTATCTTTGAAGCTGACGATCATAGAAGTGCTTACATAACAGAAGAGAATACTTATCCTTTGTTATTCGTTGCGCCTATTGACGTGGCGGTTAATAGAGCTATGAATGTACACACGTTGAGAGTGTATGTTTACGAGCGTATAAACGATGACCGTTTAGATGTTTGGGAGAATGCTAATGATACAAGTCTAATCCTTAGAGATATTCGTGTTTGGTGGAATGATTACGGAGTAGACGATATAAATATAGTTGAAGATCCAATCGGTCAATTTGGATGCGATAAGGAATTGGATAACCTAGTAGGTTACTTTGCAGATATACGCTTTGAGATTCCATCGCATGGTCGCTGTCAAGTTCCAGTTGATGTTGAGCCATTACCACCTCCACCAAGTTGTGCAGATGCGACTGTTGAGAACTCAGACGGTACATATACAGATACAGTTGCTAGTGGTGGAACGTTAGTATTACCTGATACAACTTACAATTTCATAGTAAATGGAGTTACAACTACTGTAACAATTCCAAGTATTAAAGACGAAACATTTAACATAGTATGGCAATAAATATAAACATTCCGATAGAAGATGCTGTTACGGATGGCAGTTTAAATCCAGTAACGAGTAACGCAGTTTTTGATGGTTTGGCATTGAAAGCAAATAGTGCTGATTTGGCAACTGTTGCGACTAGTGGAGACTATAATGATTTAAGCAATCTTCCTACAATTCCAGCTGCACAAGTGAACGCAGATTGGAACGCAACGAGTGGAGTAGCTGAAATATTAAACAAGCCAACTATTCCAAGTGTAACGGGCTTTGTTCCGTATACGGGTGCCACAAACGATGTTAATTTAGGCGTACATGATTTAACTGCTACTCAAGGTACATTTGCAACTAGTGGAAATCCCGACACGTTAACAGTAAACCATTCAAGCGGGAGTGGTAAGGCTTTGACAATTACAAAGGGAGGAAATGGCGAAGGAGTTTATGTTAATAAAACTAGTGGAAGTGGTAATGCAGTTACGGTTATCGGTGACTTAGAAGCTACAAATCTAAAAAGAACGGGAGGCACTTCATCACAGTTTTTAAAAGCAAACGGGAGTATAGATTCTACTTCTTATCAACCTACTCTAGTAAGTGGTACAAGCATTAAAACAATCAACTCTACTACTATTTTAGGGAGTGGTAACATTACGGTTATACCTACACATGACGGAGCAACCTACGACACAAATGCTATTCAAACTTTGACTGCAGCAGAATACGCAGCAATAACACCAAATGCAAGTACACTTTATTTTATTGTATAATGAAGATTGGAACTTTAGATATAACCAACTGCAAGATAGGAAGCACCCAAGTTAATGAGGTGAGAATAGGCAGTACTTTAGTATGGCAGTTTTCCTCACTTGACCCCGATGCTCAAGCGTTCTTAACTGCTGCAGGTATAACTGATTTGACGATAACGAATGCTATTAATCAACTTGTTTTGGATTTAAAAGGTTATTCTATTTGGACTAAGATGAAAGCATTATATCCCTTTGTGGGAGGTACAGCAACTACGCACAAGTTTAATCTTAAAAATCCTTTAGATACAGATGCTGCGTTTAGATTAGGATTTAACGGTGGGTGGACACATAACATAAACGGAATAAGTGGTAATGCTTCAAATACTTTTGCAAATACTTTCTTAAATCCTTTAAGCATTTTAACTTTAAATAGCACTCACATATCATTATACTCAAGAACTAATATAGCCCAAGAGGCGATTGATTGCGGATGTAGCACAACTTCAAATAATCGTATTGCCTCACACTTAAAGTGGAGTGATTCAAATTCTTACCATGATATGTATAGTAGTACTGTAACTAGAATAACTCACGCTTTAGGTGCCACCGCTTCGACAACATTATTCATAACAAATAGAAACGCTTCAAACGTTTTTAACTTATGGAGAAACGGAACGAAACTTACAACACAAACAAACACACTTGCTAGCTCACTGCCAAATTTCAATTTATATTTAGGAGCGAGAAATACAGGAGCAAGTATAGATTATCCATCTTCTAGAAATTACGCTTTTGCTTCAATAGGAGACGGATTAACAGACCAAAACGCGACCGACTTAACAACCGCAATAAATACTTTTCAAACTTCTTTATCTCGTAACGTATGACAGTAGCAAAATTAACACCAGAACAAGCGGAGCAACTCAAAGGAACTGAATTTGCACCCGATAGTTATTTCAACCCTATCGTTGACAAACACGGCAACTACATTATATCACTTGAGGAAGTTGAGCAATGTGATATTGAGTGGGTAAAAGATTTAGAAATGATTATATTTGTTCCTAAAGAATATAATTTACCGATATGACCTTCAAAGACCAACTAACGAACTCAGTACTTCACACCTTGCTAATATAAATTTTAAATGGCTACGTTCAAAGTAAAATACGCTACAAGGAATAAACTCGCAAGAGCCTTGCAGATGGAAATCAAGAAACTTGGTTTAATCGACTACGGTACGATGTACGATAGTGTGCGTATTTCTGCAATGACTGGAACGGAACTAAATAGAATTGACATTACTGTAAGCGTTATGTACTATTATTTCTTTTTAGATGAAGGAACAATTTACATTGATGCTTTCGACATAACGGAAAGGTGGCTAGATAGTCCAATCGTTCAAAGTATAATCGGGGAAATTGTGCAAGACTACATTCAATGGCAGTTCGAGAAATACCCGTTACTTGAAATGGCAAGAATACTAAACAATCCAAAAGTATTTGTGAACTTCAATTGGATAGATGAAAACGCTTTACCGTATAAACTACCTGGAAGAAATATTCAGAATTTAGATTTCTAATTCTTTCTTCATCCCTAAAATATTAAAGGCGAATACTAGATTTAATTCTAGTACGTCCTTGATTTTAGTTACATCTTCATTCGCTAAATTGTAAAGTGTATGCTCCCAAGACCAACGATTAATTTTGTCTTCAGCTTCTTGCTCTTTTAAATCTTCTTCGTCTAGTTCAGCTTCGTCTAGTTCGTCTTCGTCAAAGATTGGATTGAATAGATTCTCATACACTTTTAAGAAGTTCTCCCGAAACTTAATGTATTCCGCAATGATTCCGTAGATTGATGTAATTGGTAACTCGTTAAACTGTTCTTTCCGCTTTTCTATATTAAACGAATAATCTTCAAAAACAACTTCTTCCCATTCGCTAAGTTTAGTTTTACGGTACAATACTGAACTAATATAGGTCAAGTGCTTTACATAGTCATTTGCAAAGTAATATTCCAAGTCGATAAACTCACCTAGCTTTAAATCATTCAATCCAATGTATGTAAGATTGTTGATTTCATTCTTGAAAATATTTGAAGGTTGTTTTTTTATGAATGTAACTTGCTTAACAATCTTTGAAAGTTCGTCTATTTCCATGTCATCGAATTCATCTACATCAATGTCAGTCAAAATAGATAAGCATTCTATTTCGTAACTGAATAAAGAGTCAAAGTCTTCGTTATTCAAAGACCTCAACTCTATAAACTGTTCGACTGTTATATCATTCCACGATTTCGGTAGCTTCAACTTGAATTTCTTTAGCGGTTTTACCTAACTTTTGACCAATATAAGCAATAAAAGGAATAGCAATATTTGCTTTTTGCTCCTTAAACATCTTCGACTTTAACGCAATATGTGAATCTCCGTAATGCTCAGCTTTAGTTAAGTCAGTTCGTTTGAAAATAATTGCCATAACTCTGGAAATATAATTTTCGGGAGAAGTAGATACTGCTTTTTCAATCATTTTTAAATCACGCACATTCAATTTAAATTCATCTTCGTAGGCTTGGTATGTATATCCATCGAATTCAATTGATTTAAGAAACTTTTTTGTAGGCTTTTTCTTTGTGTCGCAAAATTCTTTCACGATTTCCGTAAACTTTTCAAAGTCTAAATCATAAACTTCGTCTTCATTTGCGCCTAAATCAATAAATATTTTAGCCCACTTTTCGAATTGGTCAAGTTCCAGGTTATTCATTGTTGCGCTAAGTTTCTCAAATTGCTCGATTGTTAACTCAGTTACTTCGTTGTTAATTTTCGTTGTTCCGATTTTTACCATAGTGTTTTTTTAGCAAATATACAAAAATATAACAAAAAAAAATGTATGCCATTATAATGTATGGCGAATGACATTCCTATTTTTAAAGTTACGATTGACGAAGACTATTCCGATGGCGAAGTATTAGGAATTGAGCAAGTCGCATTCACTAGTAAACCTGCAATTTTAGTAAAAGGAATGGCGTTTAATAGTCATTCTAAAGTAATGCAGTTTGCAGATGAGCCAAAGATGAGAATCGTAGCACCCGCAATGATTCCAATGGACATTTACCGCAACGATGAAGAAGGAGAATATTTTGTGCAATTTTCTGAACAAGAAATAGAAACAATCTACTCTGATTTCATGCAGAATCTAAACAACAATAATCTTTTCAACCTGGAGCATGACGCTGGACAAATTGTTCCCGCTTACATTCTTGAAAGTTGGCTAGTTGAAAATCCAAAGTCAGATAAATCATATAGTTCGTATGGTATTGAAGTACCTAAGGGAACTTTGATGTTGACTGCTCAAATAACGGACAAAGAATATTATAATAAACTTGTCGAAAGCGGACAAGTTGGTTTTTCGATTGAAGGATTTTTAGGCTTGAAGTTAAGTATTAATAAACAAATAGAAAACAGTATGAATTTACCTGATGGAGAACATCTAATCGAAGGCAAAGTATACGTTGTAAAAGACGGAGTAGTTGTCGAAGTGAAAGATGCGCCTATTGAAGTAGAAGTCGAAATGGCATCTACGGAAGAAGTAGTTGAAGAAGAGGTAGTGATGGCTGAGGAAGTAGAAGAAGAAGAAGTTGTTGAAACTGCAATGGCAGTTGACCCAACAGCTGACGCTGAAGCTATCCTTGCAATCGTTATGCCTACAATCGATGAAAAGTACAATGAACTTATTCAGTTAATAGCTGAAGTAAAAGCAATGATTCCTACACTTGAAGAAGAAGTGACGGAAGTTACCGAGCAAAAATTAACTGCTCATGAAAAGTTAATGAAGTTTAATAAATTTAATCAAGATTAAAAATGTCAAGAAAATTAAAATTCGATTTAGACATCGAAACAAACGCACTACTTTGTGCTAATCCTAACGAGTTCTACTCTCGTGCGTATATTACTGAAGATATCGTAGACAACTACCGTACTTTGCCAGGTATCAAGTCAGCTACTAAATTAGCTAACGTTACTTTTGGTAACATCTTACAATCTTCTTCTTGTGCTTTCTCTGCTCCAACGGATGCATTGGACGCTATCGACATTGACGTTTGTGCTTTGTCAGCAATGGCTCAAATTTGTCAGTTTGATTTAGAGCAATCTTTCCTTTCTTTACAAATGGCTGCGGGTTCAAACGGAAGTTTCGAAGTTGCTTCTTTCATGTCTTACTATTGGGAGACAATGTCAATGCAAATTGGAGAAGATGTTGAGTTGTTAAGATGGCAAGGTGATACACTTAGCGTAGACCCTCTATTGTCTTTGTGTGATGGTTACCTTAAGCGTTTGTTGGCTGACGCTGATGTAGTTGATGTTGCAAATGTTGCTATTACTTCTTCTAACGTAATCGCACAATTGACTGCGATTTTGAATGCTGCTCCTGCAACAATCAAGCGTAAGAAAGCAGATTTACGTTTTTACGTTTCTTCTAACATCGCAACTGCTTACGAATTAGCTGCTGCTTCAGGTAACACTCAAACGTTTGTTACGCTTCCTTTAGCGTTGACGTTCTTAGGTATTAAGATGGTAGTTGCTGAAGGTCTTCCTAACGATACTGCGGTATTGACTTTGAAGAATAACCTTATTTATGCTTTCGATTCAGAATCTGATGCTAAAGCGTTAAGAGCAGTTAACTTGAATGATACAGTTGCAGAGCCATATTTGAGAACTCGTGCTAACTTGAAAGTTGGATTCTGGTATACAAACCCAACTGAAATCGTTCTTTACTCTTAATTAAGAATTAATTACTAACTAAAAAGGGTGGGTGGATTCGCCTACCCTTTTTTAATACATAAAAATTATGCCTTGTAATACAATCACAACAATCACAAAAGGATGCGATAACAACATCGGAGGCATCCAAACAGTTTACATAAATGACCAAAGCGAAGTTACTTCAATTACGGTTGACGAACCTAATTGGGAAATAACTGCAATTACTGCGGGAGACCCTTTCATTCCTTTTGAATTTAAACGCAATACGGGTAACTATGTTGAAGACCAAGCAAATGATTTAATCAATGGCTCTTCATTTGTAACTGCTACGATTACTTTAATGTTTCACCGTAGAGAAGCAGCGAAGTCTCGTTCTATCAAGATTTTAGGAGAAGGACAAAGAGACCTTGCTATTATCGTTTTAGATGCAAACGGTAAATATTGGTATTTCCCGAATGCACAAGTAACTGCGGTAGCTGAAGGCTCAGGAACTGCTAAAGCAGATGGCTCAAAGTACAGTATTACTATCGTTGCTGAATCAGAGAATTTAGCTTACGAAGTTGACCCTACTATTATTGCAGCTTTACTAGTTTAAAAGTAAACTTTGCTATCCTCACCCTCGCTTTAATTAGTGGGGGTTTTTTGTTTTATTTCCACATAACATTAGGACAATAGTAAATTTTTTCTTTAGGACATAAAATCATCTTTATGACTTTGATTCTTTTGAATGTTTTATGCGGATATTCAAAATCGGTACTCATTACAAATACATAATCTCTCATTCTTTTAGGTGAGGCTTCTAACATATCATTTAGAATCTTTCTTGTTTGCTTGTAATCTACCATAAGACAAATATATAAAAGATTGTTTTATAACAAATCGTAATTAAAGACCATTATAATATATGATATACTTAGAAAAAGATTTTAGAAATACTTTTGTTCTCACGCTTACTGAGAGTTCAACTATTTCGAATCCAACCTACTTATTTTTATTCCAAAATGAATTTAATAAAAGTTCACAAGGCTTCCAATGGGTAGGAGTAGATACTTCAGACTATAAAGAAAGATACAATTTGTTTGAGTTAAGGGAGGGAGTTGATGCGACCTTTATTCTTGGACAATATACCTATACTGTTTACGAATCTGCCGACCCTATCGTCATTGTAGACCAAAATATAGATTACTATACTGGTTTAAATGTAGTAGAAGAGGGCAGAATGGTAGTAGCTGGAGTAGTAACAAACACAATTTACGATTAATGAAGATTTTAGGATTTGAATTCGGTGCAAATAAAGCCGTAGAAGTACAAGAATTAGGAGGGTATCAAGCATTCTCTACACCATTCTTAAAAGTAGGTAAAGGAGATTTGTCTCTACCTTACGTCAATGCCCGTTTAAACGTTGGTAACTACGTTAGATTTGGCAATGATAACCTTTACCCACAGTTACTAAATCAAATGTATTACACTTCGCCTTTGCATGGTGCGATTGTAGACTTTAAAACAAACGCTACGGTAGGCGGTGGTTATGAATTGCAATATTCTGCTACTTGTTCACCAATGGAAAAGGTAGACATCTACGCATTTGAAAAGCGAATGAATCTAAAGAAGATACTTCCCGCAGTTACTAAGGAAAAAATTATTCATGGAAGAGTATACTTTCACTTGCGATTCAATCAAACGGGAACGTTAATTTTTTGTAAGCACATCGCAGCGGATAAGGTTAGAAAGAACGCAACAAACGATTTGTACTACATATGCGATGATTGGTCTACTCAAATAAACATACAAACAATCAAGCCTTATAAATTCAACACAAAAGACCTTGAATTCTTGTATTGTTATGAGGACTATTCCGTAGGGCAAGACGTTTACACGTTACCTCAATATTCATCGTGTATGAATTGGGCTTTTTTAGATGGTGAAATGTCTTATCTGCAAAAGTCAAACATTCAAAACTCTATCTTCCCATCGTTTGCAATGATGTTTCCAAAGAAGCCACAAAACGAAGAAGAGAAAAACAGTATTAAAACAACAATCGATAGAGCCAAAGGAGCGACAAATGCGGGAAAAGCAATAGCATTCTTTGCTAACAATAAAGAATCATTACCAACGATTGAAGCAATACCTACGAACTCAAACGATAACTTGTTCCAGGTTACTACGGAAAGCATAGACTCAAAGATTTGTCAAGCGCATATAATAGACCCTATACTAATGGGAATTCGTGTAAGCGGTAAACTTGGAAGCGGCTCAGACATTAAGCAATCTTATGTAATATTTGAAAAGAATAGTATCATTCCGCTTCGTAATTCAGTCGAAGAAATCTTCAATGAAATTTTAGCTATTTGCAACATAAACGCAAAGCTAGTAATAAACAATTTCCAAATCGTTAACGATACGATTGTTGAAATGGATGAAAGAACAAGTGAAATTTCTAACATTATTGCAAATGTAAATCCAGCTCTAGCTTCTAAGTTAATTGATTCAATGACTCAAAACGAGTTGAGAGAATTACTAGGATTAAAACCAATTGAAACACCTCCTGCATTATGATTTACTTTGTAACTGAAAACTACCTAAAAACACAAACGCCAATAACTGCAAACATTGACGTGAACAACATCGTTCCTTTTATAAAGACTCAAAGCGACATGAGAATAATGCCGATTCTAGGTACTTATTTTTATAACTACGTTTTGGCCGCTTATAACAATCAAACTTTGACTGTTGACGAAGAAGAATTAGTTACTTATATTCAACCCGCAATCGCCTGGAGAAGTGCTGAAGATGCTGCATTTGGTTTATCTTACCAATTAAAGAACAAAGGAATCCAAACGCAAAACGGAGACTATTCGAATAATGTTAGTCAAGGAGAAGTAAACTTTGTTCAGGACCACTATGCACAAAAAGCTAGTTTCTACGAGTCAAGACTTTGGAAATACCTTGACATGAATAAAGACTTATTTCCCAATTTCATTTCACCTTTAAATAGAGATTCGGACATTAGACCATCTATTCAACAAACGCAAGGATTCAACGATTCAATTTTATTTTTATAAACCACAATACAATGCTTGAAATTTTAGAAACTATTAAGAAACATGGTGCTTTAGGAATGACTGTCATCGCATTGATTTGGATGAACTCCAGGTTGACCTCCGTAGAAGACAAACTATTCAATTGTCTAAGCGCAAACCAAGAAATACGTCAAGCATCACCGCATAGCAAGGTGGAGATAAAAGAAAAATTACTTGCAATTCTACCAAATGATAGAAAAAATAAAAGGTTTATTTCGTGATACATTAAAAAAGGAAGGTAAATGGTCAAGAACTTCGCTTACAATGTTTACTTCTTTTTCTATTTGTGTGCTTGTTGGCTTAATAGATTTTTTTATGCATGGTTTTAATACTGAAGTTTTCTTCGGGTTTCTTTCCGTTGCGGTAGGTAGTAAAATTTCAGATTCATTCAGTAAAAAATTAGAAAAATGAAATTAAATTTTCCTCACTTTTTAGCGTTTATTTGGGCTTGTTTAATATCAATCCTTTGGCTTATATTTATGACTGGCTGCTCCGCTTCGTATCACTACGGGAAAGCGGTCAAGAAAGGAATGAAATGTGAAACAATTTCCGATACAATCGAGATTCAAAAGATTGATTCAGTCTTCATAAATAATGAATGGGTTAAGTATGTTACCAAGTACGATACGATAGTGCGTTACAATCAAGTATTTGTGCCTAAAACGAGGTATCAAATTAAAACGGAATATAAAATAAAACGAGATTCAATAGAAGTTGTAAAATACAAGACCAAAACGGAGTATAAAACAATCAAAAAAAAGTGGAATTTCCCTATTAAAATTCTAATTATTTGTTTTGCCATTGGATTTGTGATAGCTTTGGCAAAAGTTTATTTAAGAAGATAGTGCATTACGTTGCACAATTAAGTATATTTCACCAAGATTAAGCAGAAATAACTATTGAAAGTGTGATATATTGCACAATTAATATGTTTACAGTAAACAACTAAATGTAAATAGATGCTGACAACGAAAGAATTAATTGCCAAATATGGTGCGCCAAATCCTGAAGGAACGTACCTCAAAACTATTGTGTTACCTTATCCATTCTTATACGATGGCAAACCCGTTTCTAAGATGAGATGTCATAAGCTAGTTGCTGATAAGTTCTTAGCAGTATTTGAGGATATATTAGCACATTATGGTTTAGATGAAATCAATCGTTTAGGAATCAACAAATACGGAGGTTGTTTCAACTACCGGGTAATGCGAGGTGGCACTCAGTTAAGTAGACATTCTTGGGGAGTAGCAATTGATTTAGACCCTCAACGAAACCTACTAAAAGAAACTTCTAAAACTGCCAGGTTTGCCCGACCAGAATATAAACCAATGATTGATATTTTCTACAAACATGGATTCCTAAGTTTAGGTAGGGAGAAGAATTACGATTGGATGCATTTTGAAATAGCACAGTAACAACAAGCCCTTAAATGGGCTTTTTAATTATACCTAATGATAAGAAAAAGATTATTTTTCGATATTGAGACCTCATTTAATATAGGTATCTTTTGGCGAAGTGGTTACAACCTGACTATTCAGCCTGACGATATAATTAAAGAAAGAGCAATTATTTGCGTTAGTTGGAAATGGGAAGGAAAAGACGAAGTACATCACTTACAATGGGATGAAAATCAATGCGACAAGAAACTACTTAAAGCATTCATCAAACAATTAAATAAAGCGGATGAAATCATAGCGCACAACGGTGATAGATTCGACATTAAATGGCTACGTACACGCTGCTTATTTCATGGTATAGAGATGTTTCCGCAGTATCAGTCAATTGATACGCTTAAACACGCTAAAAGTCAGTTTAATTTTAATTCCAATAAACTAGATTACATCGCTAAATTTCTTGGAGTTGGAGCAAAGCTAAAACATGAAGGCATGGATATGTGGAAAAGTATTATATTCGACAAAGATGCTGAAGCCTTAAAGCGAATGGTTGAATATTGCGACATGGATGTAATTATCCTGGAGAAAGTATTTGAAAAGATAGCACCTTACTCTAAGAAGAAAGTAAACTATGCAGTATTAAGAGGTGGAGATAAATTTGAATGCCCAGAGTGTGGAAGTTACAACATTCGATTGAGAAAAACATATACAACAGCAGCGGGAACGATTCAACATTACATGAGTTGTGAATGTGGTAACGCTTCGTACAAAATAAACAACAAAACTTTCATTGATTGGCTTCAATGGAAAATGAAGAATAACATAAAATAGTTTATACATAAAGATATGATTTTGTAAAAAGTATTTTATTATATTTGCAGCAGTTAACAAGTTTTGTTTTTCATGTTTAGGTTAAGAGGAGATGTAAAAGTCTCCTTTTTTTATGCTATAACCTTAAATTTTTTGAATATTTTAAAGCTATAACCTTAAATTAAGTATTTTTTTTATGCGCTGAAAGTATTGAAAACATTGAGAAACTAAAAATAAATGAAAAATAATTGTGAAAAAAGATTGTATTTCTAAACAAAGTACATATATTTGCATATATCAATTAAACAAAAAACAAAAATTATGACAACAATTATTAAAACAACAGAAAGATTTATCGTTAAAGAAGTAGTTAAATTTGGGATGCTATTTGGATATGTTGTTTACGATACAGTAGAAAAAAAGAACACTCCATATGAATATGACGAGCATGATTTTCATAAAGCTAAATCAAAAGCGGATTTAAAAAGTGCATTAAGTAAATTATAATAAACAAGGGGTGAAATTCCCCTATAATTTTAACCTTTAAAAACAAAAAACATGAAAGTTAACGTAACAAAATCAACAACAACTACAAGCATCGTTGAATTAAATTTTCCTTGCTATGTAAAATCTAAATCAGGTTATCACCTTTACAAGTTCAAATCAGAGAATGAGATTATTCAAATCTTTGATGGTACATCTAGTAATGCCTTTCCTGATTACCATCATTCTTCAATAATGAATGTAGGAATGGCTACTGCTTTACAAGAAGGTTGGGATTTTGCAACTGAGCAAGAATTTTACACAATGTTGTCAATCATTTTAAAATCATTTATATGAATCTAAAAAAATGGCTTAACAAAGATACCAAGCCCACAACAGTAGAAAATACTTATACTCCTCCAATGGGAGTAAACGATGCTCATAGAAAGCAGCATTTTACAACGTACAACCTGGAGTTAATGAATGAAATTAGACGTATTAAATTAAACGAGAACAAATGACAGCAAAAGAAAAAGCCAAAGAACTAGTTAAAAAATATTCTTGTTATTTTTACGGAATAGATAAAAATGTTAATTACGATGTAGTTATTCATGATGACGCTAAACAATGCGCATTATTTGCAGCTGAAGATATTCGAATAGAAATGGTTAAACTGCAAAATCACGAAAAAGCAATTTATTGGTTAGGTGTTAAACGAGAAATAAGAGCATTATGACAACAAACGAAAAAATACTAGCTATCCAGGTGCTGCCAACTTTAGCAGATTTCCTTGAAGATATACCAATGTCGCAAGTAAGTAAAATGAAACGTAACCTGGTTATCAATTCAATACGTTCATTTGATTCGTGGATGATTGATTCAGCTGATACGGAAGCAATGGAACAACAAATTAATATACAACAGTCATTCCGTAAATGGTGTGAAGAAAATTTTAAAGAAGATGGAGAATAAAGAATTATTAAACGAAGTGATTGCAAAGTACGAGGTAAACACGAAATCACGCAAACGAGACAAAGTTTACGCCAGGTTTGTTATTAGTAGATACCTTAGAAACAAAGGTTGGAGTTTACAAAAAATCGGAAAGGCATTAAATAGAGACCATTCAAACATCGTTTACGCATTAAAACAGTTTGACAACTTAAAAAATGAGATTGATTTTAAATATATTTATTCCGTTATTTTAAGAGACTTAGAAGAAAACGAATTGACAATTGAGAATCCTTTGATTACTGAGGTAGAAGAGAAAGTTTTAAAGTGTGAAAACTACTTTCAAATGAGACTGCTCCAGGAAGAATTAATAAAAAAATACAACTAAATTAGTTTGATTAGTTAATAAGTATTATATTTGTAAACAATTTAAAACCAAAACAAAATGAAAAACGTAGAAAAATTTGAAGACGCAATTCCAAGAGTAAACGGAATCTATTACAAGCTACATTTAGCTAAACAAGAAATTGGTAAGATTAACAAGTCTGCCGACAATCCTTTCTTTAAATCTAAATATGCTGATTTAAACACTATTTTAGATGTAGTTGAACCGATACTACATAAATACAATTTACTGCTGTTACAACCTATCGCAAATGGATGTGTGCAAAGCATAGTAATTGACATCGAAACGGGAGAGGAGTTTATATCTGAGATTAAATTACCTGAGATTAATGACCCGCAGAAATTAGGCGGATGTATTTCGTATTTTAGACGTTATTCCGTTCAAAGTTTACTTTCTTTAAGTATGCAAGATGACGATGCTAACGATGTGACCAAACACGTTAACAAGAAACCTACAATGCCACAAGAACGATTTGAGAATGGACTTACAAAGGTTGATTCTGGCGAGATAACAAAGGAACAATTCTTAAAGCCATTGAATCAATTTGAATTGTCTGAAGTACAAAAAGCAGTAATCTCTTTGTTATGAGTAAGAACTATAAAATAACAAGAGATAGGCAATCCAATTCTCCAAGAGATAACGCAGAAACTATAAAGATTAAAGCAATCAATCGAGAAATAAAAAAAATGGTTGAAAGCGGTTTAATCACGCAAGAATTTGCAGATGAGAATAGAAATAAATTAGTTGAATTAACATTAAATAAATTACCATGATAGTTAGATGCTCAAGTTTAGGAAAATTAATGACTGACCCTCGTACAAAAAGCGAGGTGTTGTCTGAAACTGCAAAAACATACATCCAGGAGGTGTTTAAGGAAAAAGAATTAGGTATCTATAAAGACTTTTCAAGCCGATATACTGACAAAGGTATACAAATGGAAGACCAAGCCATTCAATTCGCTTCTGAAGTGTTAAATTGGGAGTTTGTAGTTAAGAATGAAACTAGATTTAACAACGAATGGTTGACTGGAGAGCCTGACATTTGTAGCGACAATTTATTAGCTGATATTAAATGCTCCTGGAATGGCTCAACGTTTCCGATGTTTGATTCTACTTTAAAGAATAAAGATTACTATTGGCAATTGCAAGGCTACATGATGCTAACGGGACACGATACTAGCGAACTTGTTTATTGTCTTATGAATACTCCGTTTGAGATAGTAGAAGATGAGGTAAGACGTGAGCATTGGAAACTACATTTAATTGACGAAGACTTAGATGTTCGAAATGCAGTTCAGCTTTCACATAACTTTGACCAAATACCGAATGAGTTAAGAATAAAAAGATTTATTGTGCAAAAAAACGAAGAAGCACAAGCAAAAATAATTGAACGGGTCAAAGAGGCTCGTCAATATTACGAACAATTAAAAACAATTTTATCATGAGTTCATTAATTAATTTCAGTATCAAAAATGCACAAGGTGGGTACGATAAGTATACCATGAGTGTAAACGAAAAACAAGATGACTACGGGAATAACGCAAGTATCTTCGTTCAACAGTCAAAAGAAGACCGAGAGTCCAAAATGCCGAAAAAATATGTAGGTAACGGAAAGGTAGCTTGGACTGATGGCAAGATTGTCAAAGCTGAGTACGTTGAAAGAACGGAGTCAAAGCCTACGGGAATGAGTATGCAATCTTCAAATAGTACTGATTTACCATTCTAATAAATTGAGGGTGTAAAAGCCCTCTTTTTGTCATGTTTATTAACTAAAAAACTGGACATTTAAAACCTAAAAACTATGAAAATAACAATTGAATACGATGACCAAGAAGATGCTAAGTTAGCAATGGAGGCTTTTGATTGGAAACATACAGTAATGCAGCTTGACCAACTACTAAGGTCAACTACTAAGCATGGATTTTATCAAGGTCGAGAGGCTACATCTGAAGAGTTAGATATGGCTGATTACCTCAGAGAACAAATTAGAGAGTTTACTAATGACAATAACTTAGTACTATGAAAACTTATTACAAAGTGTTTTACTACCGAGAGAATCAACCTGCATTTTGGATAGGTAACGCAAACAGTAAAGAAGATGCAGTCAAAAAGGCGGACATACTTCCTGACTTGGTTTACGATGTATGGTTATTGGATGAATGGGAGGATGAATGCGATAGTAGAAGAGGTATGTTTTCAAAAAAGTTTATTAAGAAAAGCAACCTTTAGTTAAAAATTACGTTATATTTGTACACGTTCCCTTCTGACATTATAGGAACTTAAGAAATTATTGCCCTTTTTAATGAAGTTGAAGTCAGAAGCAACGGATTTAATTAGGGCTTTTTTATTTTATAAATTATGGCACAAGAAAAAAAAGGATTTATCCTATACGCTGACCAAAAAGCATTATTCGAACAATTACCAAATGAAAAAGCTGGAGAATTGATTAAGTTTATTTTTGCTTATGTTAACGATGAAAATCCAATTACTGAAGATATTATCATAAATTTGGCTTTTACTCCTATTAAGCAGCAATTGAAACGTGATTTAGTTAAGTTCTTGGAAATCAAAACAAAACGTAGTGAAGCGGGTAAGATTGGAATGGCTAAAAGATGGCAAAGTATAACAAATGATAACAAAGCATTACAAACGATAACAAACATAACTGTAAATGATAATGTTAATGTAAATGATAATGTAATAAATACAAAGGCAGATGTTGTTTCAACCGACCAATGGGGAAATGAAATTGATGTAAATGGCTTTCACATAAAAACAAAAAAGAAATGATAGTTAATCATAGAAGTAGTGATGAGTTTTTAGAATTGTCCAGGTTGGATAAAATACCTTTGGGTTTAGGATTAGGTATTGATTTAGATATTAACCTACGATTCAAACGTGCCTCATTCAACATTGTGTTAGGCCATGCAAATGTAGGTAAAACTTATTGGGTGCTATGGTATCTACTTTGCCTAGCTAAAAAACACAATCTTAAACATCTAATTTACTCAGCTGAGAATAGTGTTAATGGATTGAAGAGAAATTTGATTGAGTTATACGCTGGTTGTAAAATAAAAGATATGCAACCTAAACAACTTGAAAATTGTAAAAACTTTATTGAATCTTATTTTGATTTTATAGACGCTCAAAAGGCTTGGACTATTGAAGAGTTTATGAAGGAAGTCCAGGTGATAGGTGATTATGATACTTTGATGATTGACCCGCATAATTCATTCTTAAAGCCAAAGTATGCCAATGCTCACGATTTAGATTATGAAATGGCTACTAAACTTAGGTTATTTGCCAAAAAAACGAATACTTCAATTTACATGTGCGTTCATGCAGCAACTGAAGCATTAAGAAAAACGCATAAATCAGGAGATTACGAAGGAATGCCACAAGCACCAAACATGGCAGATGCTGAAGGAGGGGGTAAATGGGGAAATAGAGCAGACGATTTTATAGTTATACATCGTTACCCAATGCATACACATTCCTGGATGTATACCGAAGTACACGTTAAGAAAGTAAAGGAAACGGAAACGGGAGGTAAACCAACTTTTGCAGCTTCACCCGTTATGTTTAGATTACACAACGGAACGCAGTTTTTAAACGAAGGAAAAAACGTACTATGAAGTCAACTGATATACTAATCGCAAGGCTAAACATAAAGATAAGCATCAATAGATTGCTTTTTAGAATGAAATTAGCCAATCTAAGCGAGGAAAAAGTGAAAGCAATAGAAAGAGAAGCAAATGACCTCAACTATGCTTTAAAAGTCTTTAAAATGCTTGAAGATGATAATGCTACTTTTGAGCGAGTGAATAGTAGTTTACGATTGGAAATATTATATTTGAAGCAAGAGTTAAATAAACAACAAG